ATGAAGAAACAATCGTTGACTGGTTTGCTATTCAGTTTCCTAAAATTATGAAAGTATTTAAAGAATTAGAAATTCTGTGAAATGAGGGGGTAAAAACGTGAAAGTCTATGTGATTACAAGCGGTGAATATTCAGATTATGGAATAGATGCAGTGTGCCTAGATAAAGATAAAGCTGAACAGATTTGTGCAACGATAAATGATGGTTTGATTAGAGCAAAACTATATGGAGATACGGCTTCTGTAGAAGAATATGACACTGATGAATATGAGATAGACAGTGATTGGGCTATTGGTAATCTATATGTATTGCATGCAAAATATAACAAGATATCCAAGCAATATATGTATGAACCAATTCTTACATTTATGAGAAAAGATATTAATTTTGAGAAAATAGGAGATGAAGTATATGTTGAAGCAACGTTTCCGATTGAAATGAATAGAGAAAAAGCGGAGAAAATTATGCGTGATGAATTGGCAAAGTGGAAAGCCGGACAGGAGGATTTATTATGATTTTTAAAGAAGCGTTTGAATTAATGAAACAGGGTGCGAAAGTAAAATTGCCGGGATGGAACGGATACTGGTGTTGGGATAATGATAAGCAGACGATTATGATTCATTGCAGACCAAAGGATTCCGACAAAGGACAGGGAGATGTTCTTGATATCCGTGAAACGCAGAGAGTGGAATATACTTTTATGCACACGCAGAGGGATGACTGGATGATTGCTGATGAAAAGAATTGCGGTGCTCTTGGCGGTCGGTCAACATTTGGATTTGGTGATGCTATCCGTTATCTGAAAAGAGGACTTAAGGTAGCTCGTAAAGGTTGGAATGGTAAAGGAATCTATCTGGAAATGTATTCGCCAGAAGTCAATCTTGAAACTATTGCAGAAGCAGTGCATAACGCATGGTGGGAAGAAAAGAAAAAACAGGGAGTTACAGATCACCCGGATATGATTCCGTATTCTGAACTAAGTGAAGAAGTGAAAGAATACGACAGAGTTACAGCAAGAACAACTATTGAAGCATTCAATTATATGACGCATTCGTTCATATATATCAACACTACTGGATTACAGACAGAAAATCCTTATGCGCCTAAAAATAAAGTGCCGTGGACAGCGTCTCAGGCTGATATGCTGGCAGAAGACTGGGTATTTGCAGAGTAGGAGGATTAATTATGATTATTACAGGAATGGATCACTTTCAGAGTGTATGTAAAAAGAAACTTGTTGAATGGTACAACAAGAGCGACAAACCTCACAAGGGACCTAATGATGTTCAAACAATTGACTTAAGCAATGTATTTATTGTATGGAGTTGCAAAACTTTACAGAACTATAAATGCCTTGCTTCAACTGACATCAGTGGTGACGGAATCTATGCGGAGTACACATACAACGGGGATAAACAGGAGTTGTACGAAGATGTGTACGGAAAGATTACGAACACACGTTATACAGAAGAATAAGTGATACTTTTTAGAGACTTTAACGAACTGTTAAGGTCTCTTTTTTATGCGTAAAATGAAAGCATAGAGAACAACAAATACTAATTTACAGGAGGTATGAGTATGAATCCATATATGTCATATACACCGTATATGCCACAGGATGCTTATATGCAAGACCAGATGGCATTACGACAACGGATAGACAACTTATCACAGGCTCAACAGCAATACAAGGCACAGGCACAGCCGAATGTGAACTGGATACAGGTAGCTGGAATTGACGGGGCAAGAAATCAGATTGTACAGCCTGGAACAACGGCTTGGATGATGGATAACAATGCGCCATACTTTTATGTTAAATCTGTTGACGGTGTGGGAAGTGTTACGTTTAAAGCTTTTGAATTTCATGAGGTACAGGCGAACAATCCACAACCTGTAGTGGAAAACATGGACGCTAAGTACGTGACAAGAGAAGAATTCAACAAATTACTGGATACATTAAAACCTCAGCCGGAAGAACAGAAAGGGGAGCTGACGCATGAGTAATCCGTTAATGGGAATGATGGGCGGTATGCCGGGTGGTAACAGTCCATTAGGAATGATTCAAAGAATGATGGGGATGATGCAAAATGCGCAGAATCCCGGAGCAATGTTACAGAATATGGCACAGAGCAATCCGAACATCAAAAAAGCTATGGATATGTGCCAAGGAAGAAACCCGAAAGATGTATTTATGGAGATGTGCCAGCAAAATGGCATGAATCCAAACGATATTATCAATAAAATAAAGTGATATCCGGACGGAGTGCACACGTCTTGATAAATAAAAGAAAAGGAGAACCAACATGAACGAGGGATTAAACACACTTAGTGCTGCCGATGTAGCAGCAGTCACAAGAAACAACGATGGAAACATGTGGGGTGACGGTGGATGGTTCTGGATCATCATTCTTGCTTTCCTGTTTTGCGGTAACGGATGGGGAAACAACAACGGAGCACAGGACGCTTTTATCTCTGACGAATTCGTGAAAAGAGATATCTTTAACACAAATCAGAATGTGTCTAACACAGCTTGCGAGACACAGAGAGACGTATTAGAGAACCGCTATAACACACAGCTCGGCTTGCAGAACTTACAGGCTCAGCAGTCTCAGTGTTGCTGCAACACACAGAAAGAGATCTTACAGAGTAGATATGATGCAGCATTACAGGCACAGAACATGCAGGCGCAGATGGCACAGTGTTGCTGTGACATCAAAGAAAGCATCTTAGCAGATGGACAGGCTACACGCCAGTTAATCCAGGATAACACGATTCAGAACTTGAGAGATAAGCTTGCTGATCGTGACAGAGATTTGCAGACAGCATATTGGCAGATCTCACAGGTATCACAGACCAATAACATTATTGATGCAGTGAGACCGACGCCAAAACCGGCTTATATGTCTTTCAGTCCATACTTTGCGTATAACGCATTTGGCAATGGTTGCTGTGCAAGTGGGAATGTGATGTAAGTGAACGATATATCACTACTTGACTTTCTGACAGTGTACGGAGTTGCTTTACAGATAGCGAATTTTAACAGTGATCTATCACAGGCAAGTAATTCCGACATCGAAAAACACTTGCACGAGCAAGACAGTAAGTATTTTTTAAAAATAATTGAAAACCAAAACAAAATCATAAGCATGTTGGAAGAATCCATATCTACAAAAAAGTAGTCTTGCGAACATCAAAGAGAGTAGGCATGCGCTTGCTCTCTTTTTTAAGAAAGGAGAAAAAATATGTTAAATTCTATTGCTAAAAATGCTCAGACAGTAGTAACAAATCAGAATGTATTATTTACAGAAACAAGAGTGAAAAGCCGTAGATGTGCTTGTAACACAGGGTGGCTTGCACATGACAACGGCAGTGGGCTTTTTGAAATCACAAACCGTGGGAATCTGCCGATGGCGGTCGAAGTCGAGTTTAACGGAAACGTTACGGCATCTGCAATAGGCGCAGTAGCGTTATCTATCAAGCAGAACGGCGAACCGATTTCCGGTACAGAAATGGACTATACAGTAGCAACGGCAAATGTGTATCAGAATGTCGGTGCAGCTACATTGATTGCAGTTCCGGCCGGAAGTAGCGTCACTATATCGGTTGGCAACGTTGGCACAGTTGACACATTGGTTAAGGATGCGAATATCATCATCAAAAAGCTCTCATAGAAAAGGGGTGAGTTTCTATGATTGATTTTAAAAGCAACCTAGATGTCAAAACTCCGAAAGAAATCTTTGCCGAAATCAATGAACGGTTTATTGGAGCAGTCATGATGCACGGACAGTTTGCGGACTACTTCGATTTCCTTGGCTTAAAAGGCTTTAAGCGGATGCATGAGTACCAGCACATTGCGGAAAGTTTGGAACGTAGGAAAGTGTGCCGATATTTTATAAGCCATCACAATCAGCTTATTGATGATGAATTTGATGGAAAAGTAAATGTTATCCCGGATGCGTGGCGAACGGCCAAACGGTTAAGCGTTGGGAAAAGCACAAAGCAGAAAGCCGTAGAAGATGGCTTTGTCGAGTATCACAATTGGGAATCCGAAACAAAGGAAGTGTACGAACAGTACGCACACACGCTAAGAGAAAACGGCCATGTGGCTGATGCTATGTTCGTGGAATGTTTGGTAGAGGATGTAAGCGAAGAATTAAAAACTGTAGAATGTATGATTAACGACCTCATATCTACCGGATACGACATGGTATACATCACAGAAATTCAATCGGAGATTCACGACAAATACAAAAAGAAAATGAAAGGAATCGGGGTGTAATAAATGAGCGAGATTAAAAAGATTTTGGAAGAACAGCTTGAACGTGAAAAAGCATCTGCAAAGAAAGACTTAAATATGTCTAACTTACAGGCAATGTACATGATTACATCTACATTATGCAATATGAAATCTTTGGAATGTGAAAGCGTACCAGGGATGATTGCGGATGCATCGGAAAACCTTATCAAGAAGTACAGTAACGGAAAGTACGATAAAAACATTGATGCACTATACGACCAGTACATTATGGCGAAAGAGATGTATCAACAGAACGGAGATCAAGCGCACAGAGACAAACTGATGGAAAGTGTCGGGAAACTTATGGTAGAAGTGTACGACATGCTTTCCTCTATGGTGATGGATTCAGATTTTGCGGAAGAACGGAAAGAGATTCAAAGGCAAATCAAGAAGCTTGCGGAAATGTAAAAACATGGGTACGGAGTGCTATATATATTAATGTTACGATATATACGGTGAATCACATAGGACATTTTCTTTTCTTGATACACCTCCTTTCAATAAAGCCTAATAGCGGAATGCTGATTAAAGGGCAGTCAAACGCCCGTTAGGCTTTCCCCTAAGGTTGCGGACTTAGGGAACCGTCATCTTATGTTACCTCCTAAAAATATAAAATGATAAATTTTCATCCCGCAAAGGATAGTGCACAGTATGGTGCATGGATTCATATCCGGCTATCCTTTTTCTGTATAGAGTTAGTTACGGAACAATATGCAGATTGACCGTCAAATATCCGTAACAGTGGTTGGAACTGTATAGAGGGAACACTTACACCAACCACTAACGGGATATAGTTCAATGGTAAAACAAAAGTCACAATCATCTCTTTTAAAAAAGACTTATGTCCACGGTTCGATTCCGTGTATCCCGATTACCCCGACAGAGGTTCATCTGTCTGAATCCCTACCGCAGACGAAGCGGTTAATAAGATACGTTGAGGAGGATATGTGACATGAAAAATATTATTCAGATTATCAAAGATGCTGGTCTTGAAATTACAGACGAGCAGAAAAAGACAATCGAAGATGCAGTGAAAGAGAATTACAAAAGCGTATCTGACTATGAAAAGCAGACACGAAAAGTAGAAACTCTGACACAGGAACGTGACAACTTTAAAACGCAGTATGAAACAGCGAAAGAGACTTTAGACGGGTTCGAGGGAAAAGACTTCGATGCGATCACAAGAGAACGTGATGAGTGGAAGACGAAAGCTGAGAATGCAGAAAAAGAATGGAAAGACAAGCTTGATGCCAGCGAAAAAGAGTACAACAAGAAGATTGAAGAAAGAGACTTCAATGACATTCTGGCAAAGGCTCTTGCGGGCGAGAAATTCAGTTCTGATTTTGCCAAAACAGGAATCATCAACATGATTAAAGACAAGGGTCTGAAACGTGAGGGTGAAAAGATTCTTGGCCTTGATGATTACATGAAAGAGCTGAAAGAATCTCAGAAAGACGCTTTCGTGACGGATGGTAAGACACCACCGGTATTCACGACACCTACAGAAAAAGGTGGTGGTGAACAGAAAGCAGAGCCGTTTGTTCCTGGAACTGTTTGGTAAAACCATACTGTGAACCGACTATCAATAGGAGATAGCCGTTGACCTTAAAGAATTAAAGGAGAACAAAAATGGCAGAAACAACAAGAATTACATCGTTAAATATGTTACTTGACCCAACCGGAAAAATGCTTCTTGCAGAAGAGTACGGAAAGGTCATTGAAAACGTCCAGAAGAACACTATTTCTGGAAAAATGAAGAATACCGAACTTTCCGGTGATCCATCAGCCGGAACCGTAGAAGCGAAGAGATTCGCAAATGCGACATCCAAGAATTACGGAACCGCCAGAGGTGCATCTAAAGGTGATGGAGTAAAAGGAAAGCCGGTTACGATTCCGATTAACGTTGATAAGGAAATCGTAGAAGAGGTTGAACAGAAAGACGTATCTCTTCTCGGAGTAGAGGGACTTATCGCAAAAAGAACAGCAAACCATGCACTTAGAATGATCGCAGAACTCGACACTGAGTTCTTCAAAGTTGCCGGAACAGATGCGACAGAAGTTGATCTGACAGGTATTACAGCTATTGAGGAACAGGCTGAAACCATGATTCAGCAGTGCGAAACCACCAAGAATGAGTATGTGGACGGAGTACCACGTTCTATGATGAACATGATCTGCACACCAAAATTCTACGGAAAAATCCGCACATATCTGGACAAAGTTACAGTGCCGGGTGTTGGCGTGGCTGACGAAGAGTTCTATGCTTATCATGGCGTAAAAACATTCTCATGCGTGCACATGCCGACAGACGTTGACGTGATCGTGATGGTGGATGGAGCTATCGCACAGCCTGTTAAATCCACACCATACAGTGCTGAGAAGATTCCTCTTTCAGAAGCATATGGCATCGAACTCTTTTACCACTACGGAACAAAATCTGTAATGCCTGACCTTATCTTCAAAAACAAGAAAGGTGAGTAAACATGAGACGGTTTGAAGACTTGGAAACAGGAAGAATCTTATCAACCGAGCATGAAACGAGTGCTCAGTTGATGGAAAACAATCCACAAAAATATAAAGAAGTCAGTGACGTAAAGCCAAAGACGAGATCGAATCCAAGAAAGTAGGAAAATTAGGTGAAACACTATGGCGTACACAGATTATAAGTTTTATACAAAAAAATTTTTCGGAAAAACAATTCCAGAAAGCGAATTTCGTGAATATGTAGAACGAGCCAGTGACTGCGTAGACAACTACACGATGGATCGCCTTGTTGATGGGCTTCCAGAAAATGAGCGAGCAGAAACAAAAGTTCAAAAAGCTGTATGTGCAGTAGCTGATGAAATGTACAAGATAGAGCAAGCTAAAAAAGCTTCTATGGATGCCATAGGAACCATACAGAGAGAAGATGGGACGGTCGTAAATAAGACCGTCTCTTCTGTTTCTTCTGGAAATGAAAGCATATCTTACGCTAACGGGAACATCCAGAGCAATCGGTATACCTTAGCAGCTACCAATGTGCAAGAAGAGAAAAGAATACTTCTTGAAGCGGCGGTTAGCTATCTTTTTAACGTTACCGATGATAACGGAGTGTACTTGCTATATAGAGGGATTTGAACAATGGGAATTATTAAAAGATTATTTTGCAAACACAAAAAGAAAATCCATGCTGGAACGTATCTGGAAGATATCGGAAATGGGATAAAAGAAACAAGGCACATATGGAAGTGTGAAAAATGCGGTAAGAAGTTTTATTAACGAGAGGTGGTACCAATGTATGACAAAACCATAACTGTATTCAACAAATATGTGAATCAAAAGGATGAAATATTTTGGTATCCGACCGTAATTAAAGGTGTTCAACTCATTGTTGATAAATCCGCAAACATTGAAAAGACAGGACTTGATACGGCTGACACGGCAACGCTCCATGTTCTGTATCGCATGGTATCCGATGAAAAAGTAGTATCTGGCAAAAAGTATCTTGAGCCTAAAAAATGGGCGAAACAAATTAACGATACGCTTGGACATACCATCACATTTGCAAGCGGTGACTTTTTCATTGAAGGCGAACATGACGAAAAGATGATAGCAGACGAAGACTATCAGAGCCGGAGAGACGGTGGCTTTTATGATTACATGAACAAAAATCGCGACAATGTATTCTTGATCACCAATGTCGGGACATACACACTTATCCCACATTTTGAGATAGGGGGAAAGTAAATGGCACGTAGCAGAATGTTCCATTTTCCGAATATTTCAATAGTTGAAGCTGACATCAAAGTGAATGTGAATCTTGATCGATTCGAAAAACAATTCCAAGATGCTCAACTTTGGTTAGATGAACAGGTATGGACAGGCACAAAAAAGTATATTCCACAAAGAGACGGGATGCTGATTGATACAACCAATACGCAGAACGAAGCCTTGAAAGGTAGTGGAAAAGTTTATGCCGGATATGGTCCTTACGCAAGATACCTGTACATGGGGAAAGTCATGGTAGACCCGGAAACGGGATCACCGTGGGCAAGGCCAAAAGCAAAAAAAGTAGTAACAGACCGTGATATCCAGTTTTCGAAAGAGCCAAACCCTTTTGCGACAGATCACTGGTTTGATTCTGCCAAAGATGAATCTTGCGATGCATGGGTAAAAGGAGTGAAGAAACGTGCAGGCGGTGGATAGTAAAAAAATAGTGAAATACGATGTTGACGGATACGACATTGTAACAAATGCACTTAAAGATTTGCTGAATCAGTATCCGGGATTGGAAACTGGAGAAGTGTTTAAGTTTTCCACACTCAAAGAAGATGACGGAATGGCATTCTATCCGGTATCCGGTGCGGTGATTGCACAGGAGAAAAAATCGGTAACAGGCAAGGTGAATCAGCTTTGCAACTACCCGTTTTATATCGTGTACAGGACATCCCGTGATTCTCCGAATATGAAAGCGGATATAAAGGAATTTCTTGATAGTGTAGGTAAATGGCTGGAACGACAAACAGTCGTGATTGATGGCGAAAAGCATAAACTTACATCTTACCCAACACTTACAGATGAACGAAAAATAGAAGAGATTACAAGAATCACACCATCATACCTTGACAAAACTTACGAAAACAATGTGCAAGACTGGGTGATTAGTATGTCTCTTAAATACAGAAATGTATTCATAAGAACTAATTAACCGGACATCAATTGGAGATGTTCGCTGACCGTAAAAAGTTAACGGTAGAAAGGACTATAATATGGGAAATCTTAGCAGAGAAGCACTCGCACATTATCTGGACTATAGTTTCAAACAGACAGTAGCAAGTGCTACGTGGGAAATCCTTGGTGATGACATTGACGATATGTCGGTTGATCTGAACCCGGATACAGAGACAAAGAAGAACATTCTTGGTCAGACAAAAACAACAGATAATGGATATGAGCCGTCTATGGATGCAGATACATACTATGCAAACCCGGACAAAAAGCTGTATCCGAAGATTAGGGATATTGCAATGAAACGATTGAAAGGAGCGGACTGCAAAACACTTATGTTGGAAGTCCTTGTGGAAGATACAAGTGCAGAAAACCACCTTGCATATGTCGAAGAGGTTATGGTAAAACCTCAGTCTTATGGTGGAGATACATCTGGCGTAAACATTCCGTTTAAAGTATCTTCTGACGGTAAGAGAACAGAGGGATATGTAAGTGCTACTTCGCTTGCTTCAGGCAATCCAGAATTCACAGCCGGAACAATCCCACATAGTCTTTCTACAGGAAAAGAAGTACTGTAACGCTTTATTGACAGGAGGAATAATATGAGCAACAAGTTACCAAAAAAAAGAAATGATAGCGAACTGGTTATTAAGATAAATGATGGCCGAGTCAAAATTCCGATCAAAAACCAGTTTGGTGAAACTCTTGGAAGTATAGTGTTCGCACCGACTGACACTAACATTGTTGACAGATACGAAGAAGTCGTTCGATTTTGGAAAAATTACAAGATGCCGGAAGATGACAGCATTGAAGCTGCCAGAAAAGCAGAAAAAGAAATTTCAGAGAAAATGTCTTATCTGATTAATGGAGATGCAGAAAAAGCGTTTTTCCAGGTTCTCGGACCGTTTTCGCCAATGGATGATGGAAGAATTTTCCTCGAAATTGTAATTGACAGTGTTGCAAAAGTCATTGAAACAAAGCTGAACACAAACGTAACAAAGGTACAGCGCCGTGTAAATAAGTATGTGGCCAAGTACCATAACTAATGGATGTCTGGAAACTTCCGAAATCCGTTAACGTAAACGGCAAAGAATATCGAATACGCTCAGATTACAGAGCCGTGTTAGATATTCTTTGTGCTATTAATGATCCCGATATAGTAGCCGGAATGTCAGAGGAAGAAAAAAACTTGGAGATATACACAACGATTCTGGCTATATTCTACGAAGACTTTGATAATCTTCCAATGGAAGACTGGGAAGAAGCTTTAAAGACAGCGAAAGAGTTTATCGACTGCGGATTTAAGGGAGATAAGAAAAAACCGCAACTTATGGATTGGAAAAAAGATGCAAAGATTCTGATTCCGGCCATTAATAAAGTAGCGCATGAGGATATTCGTGAGAAAGAGTACTTACATTGGTGGACGTTCATGGGACTTTTCATGGAGATTGGAGAATCTCTGTTCAGTACAATAACTAACATTCGTGAAAAAGTCTCGAAAGGGAAGAAATTGGATAGTTGGGAAAAAGAATTCTATTCTAGCAACAAAGAACTTGTTGACCTTAAAGCGACACCAGAGCGAAGCGAAGAAGAAAAAAAAGAATTAAGAAGAGCATTCGGACTCTTAAATAATTAACCGGGTATCATGTGGAGATACCCGCTGACCGCAAATATTTAGCGGTAGAAAGGACAATACATGACAGAAGATGGAAGTATTGTTATTAACACAAAAATCAGAACTGATGGTATAAAGGCGGGTACGCAAGAAATTGAAGCCGGATTGCGAAGAGCAGCAGACAGGGTGGATAATTTGGGAACGTCTGCAAAAAACGCTATCAACAAGCAAATAGATGCTTTTGCAAAACTGAATAACGAATACAGCGCACAAGAACAAAAGGTAGAATCGTTACGGCAAAAGGTAGCATCCTATGCAAATCAGCGCATCCCAACCACGGAATATAAGGAAATATCCGACCAAATTTCAAAAGCAGAAGCAAAACTCAATCAGCTTACGGCATCTCAGGAACGTTTTGTAGCAAACGGAGGAAAAAAGAACACTTCGACTTATAAAAAAATGCAGTATGACATAGATGAACTTGCGAACACTATTAAATACGCAAGGTCGGAGCTTATTGATCTGGAAGTTTCTGGAAAAGCCTTTTCGACTGGTGTGAACACCAAAGAAGCACAGGCAGACATGGAAAGACTTGCGAGTGCAGAAAGAAGACTTACAGATATGCAGAACCGATTAAACACATCGTATTCTGGCATTAAAAGCAAACTTGCAAGTTACGGTACTGGTTTGGTTTCCTTGAAAGAAAAACTTTTTGGAGTAAACAGTGCTAATAACAAAACTGCAAATTCCAATTCAAAACTGAGTAGGTCATTTAAAGACGCTAGTAAATCAGCCGGATCAGCAAGAATGAGTATCGGAAGAATGCTTACGATGTCTCTATTGTTTAGCGGTGTTTTTCGAATTCTTAGTGCTCTTACACAAGGAATAATAGGTGGATTCAATAATCTTGCTCAATATTCCAAAACCACAAACGCAAACATATCTACTTTATGGGGAAGCCTTGTAAGGTTGCAGAATGCATTTGCTACGGCATTTAATCCGATACTAACCGTTATCACACCGATACTGTCACATTTCATTGACCTTATCAGTACAGCCATAACCTATGTAGGAATGTTTTTCGGGTATCTTGCCGGGAATAAAACATACACAAAGGCATTGGCAGTGCAAAAAAATTATGCTGCCAGTCTGGACAAGACCGCCAAGTCTACAAAGAAAGCCACAAAAGCAGCGAAAGACTACCTGTCACCACTGGACGAAATTAATCGGTACACAACAAATAAGGATACCGACACAACACCGTCTGGATCCGATGTAAACGGAACACCGATCAGCAAAATGTTTGAAGAAGTTCCGATAGATGCACCACCGATTTTCGAAAAAATCAAGGATGTACTGGGTCAGATATTCCAACCATTTAAAGAAGCGTGGGAACGTGAGGGAAAGAACACGATTGATGCTGCTAAGTATGCATTGTCGGAGCTTGGAGCACTGGCAAAGAGTGTCGGCAGTAGTATGTTGGAAGTCTGGACGAATGGTACAGGCACACAGATACTGTCTACCATGTTACAGATCGCACAGGGACTGCTTACAACGGTCGGGAATATCGCAAGGCAATTAGATATAGCTTGGAATAAAAACGCAGTAGGAACGGCCATTATACAGGCTATAGCAGATGCATTCCAAAAGGTACTTGATATCATCAATCGTCTTGTGTGGGATACGGCTCAGTGGGCGGGATCGTTGAACTTTTACCCGTTACTTAATTCGATTAAGAATCTGTTTGAATCTATGTCACCATTGATAGAAGCTATTGGAAGTTTCTTAGAAAGATTGTATACGAACATTATATTGCCGATGCTTACATGGCTGATAGAGAGCGGTCTTCCGGCACTTATTAATGTACTTGCTGGCTTGTTTAATTTTCTCGGTGAACATCAGTGGATTGTTGATGCCATTGGGACAGCATTAGTTACAGCGTTTGCTACCTCAAAGATAGTTCCTTTAATTGCAACTATATCAAGCGCAGTTCTTGGATTTGTTGGACATATAGGAACACTAATCAATATTCTAAAAGGCGGTGGTGGATTAATTGGCGTTATCGGTCAAGTAGTTTCTACGTTTGGCATTGTTCCTATTGCAATAGCAACAGCAATAGCAGCAATCATATTAATAGCTACTCACTGGGATCAACTTAAAGCTGTAATGTCAAAGCTTATAGACTGGATAAAAGGGGTATTTGCCACTGACTGGCACGCTCAATTCGGAGTATTGGGAGATGTAGTGGAAGTTTTTCTTAACAGCTTTAAAGGGATTTTTAACAGCATTAAACAGATATGCTCTGGGTTTGTCACATTTTTAAAAGGAGTATTTTCAGGGAATGTAAATATGGCACTAAAAGGAATACTAAACATACTCCGTGGAGCTGCTAACTTAATCTACTCAATTTTTAAAGCACCTGTAAATATGGTTATCGCTCTATTTAATGGATTGAATCAAGCGATTATTAACGCAATTAACGGTTTGGTAGACGGACTGAATCACATTAAAGTACCGGATTGGGTTCCAGGTATCGGCGGTAAGGGAATTAATCTTTCCCATGCAAATTACACCAGAATTCCATATCTTGCACAAGGGGCAGTTATTCCGGCCGGAAATCCGTTTTTAGCGGTTCTTGGTGACCAGACAAAAGGAAACAACTTGGAGATATGGTACGCAGTACTTAATCAAAACACTAGTGTTGGTAGTTTTAGAATAAATTATGCAATATTCTATTTCGGATAATTAGTTATAATTCTGCGACAATGAAGCCGAGTTTGTGGTAGCGTCCAAGATATGCTGTAGTCGTATTTGCTTGTGCTGACAGTCTTATCTCAATCGCGTTTTCGCCCTCCAGAAGGGTTATAATATTACTGTCGAATACCGACACATAGCTTGCGGATAATGCTATTCCGGAACAACTATTCTTACCGTTGACGTATACGCTCAGCCTTGCTGTTAAAGTTGTTGCCTTGATAGCACCACAGCACATTAGGATACATTTTCTTCCATGTTCAGTCGCCTTGATGCTTTTAAGTGTCAGTGATGTTTTTGTACTTTTTTCGGCATCAAGATAAGTAGTATATGAGTATACATACCTATCAGTTATATTTTTATTTAACTCAGAAAAATACGGGGACGATATTTTTCTGAACTTTCTCCATAATTATAGTATCTTTATAGAAAGGAAATTAAGTAATTATGGAAAAATTGAGCGAAGAAACCATTTGCGAAGTAGTCAAAAGCTGTGCCTACGGATACACCGTAGACGAATTGGCAGAACACTACGGAATGGAAAAAGCAGATGCAGAAAAGTTTGTGAAAGATCATGCATCAGAGATTACGGAAACGAAAGAACACTTAAAACAGGAGGGATATATTGAATAGGATAGTCGATGTTTCTGAACATAACAGGAACATCGACTGGGCGAAAGTAAAAGCATCCGGCATTGTAGGTGCTATCCTTAGATGCGGATATGGACAAGATCAGACCGGACAGGATGATAAAAAATGGCTGAGAAATGTATCTGAATGTGAGCGTCTTGGCATCCCTTACGGTGTATATCTGTATTCTTACGCAAAGACTACAAGTGCGGTACGTGGAGAAATTAACCACGCATTAAGACTTCTAAAAGGACATTCTCCGGCATGGCCTGTATATTTCGACAGCGAACAGCCGGGAACACAAGGCGTTGCAAAAGCCAATGCAAAAGCATTCTGTGACGCAATGGTGTCACATGGCTACAAAGCCGGAATCTATGCATCTACATCTTGGTACAAGAACTATATCGGTCAGACATGGGGGTATTCTCTGTGGATTGCATCTTACGGCTCTAAATCTGCCGGAGTAGACGGAATCGACATGTGGCAGTACACGTCAAAGGGTTCTATTCCAGGCATTCCAGGTTATGTGGATGTGAACTATGTGTATAAGAATCTTGGTGGTACTGCAAAGCCTGTACAGAAACCGACTGTAGCACCGGCACCTAAACCGGTAGATGAATCTTGGAAAGGTGACAGTCGGTATTATCTCAATAATTCCCGTGTTGGAGAATGGCAGAAAGCCATGAACAAAGGGTTTGATACCAACGCACTGTCTGTTGATGACAAATTCGGTGTCGGCTCACAGAATTTTGCTAAAACGCATATCTTATGGGCAGGGCAGACGCACAACTGTATCACGGCTATCAGATGGCTTAGACGTACCCTCAGAGACGTATATGGCTTTACGAAGCTGTCTTACAATGAGGGATGGACGGATTATCTCGGAAAGTGCGTAGAAGTATTCCAGAGGAACAGAGGACTTACACCGGATAGAAAAGTAGGACTTGTCACAACCTACTGGCTCTTATCCGGCGTTGTAAAATAATATAAGAACATTACACTTTGCATACAATACTAAAGATCCCACTACTGATTACTTGCCAGTAGTGGGATTTTTTTCTTTTTCTATAAAATGATAGATTGGAAGCAGAATTCCGATATATCCTTTTTTGTACATGACATTCATTAGTGATTTCATTCCAATTACGCTTTCGATAGAGCTTTGAATGGAAATTACGTCATTTATCCTGGTCCCATGCATCGGTTTTAATTTTAGAACAACATATTGATTCGTGCATAATGAACCATCTATCATAACCATTAATCCAATTTCGCTATACACATGCAATATTTTATCAGAAACTTCTTTGATTTTTTTATCTGATACTATTTGACTTATGACAGAATCGTTTGTAAGATTATCAAATCGTTTTTCGTTATATTTTACGTTTCCTCCAGTGACATCGTCTGTATAATTTTGCTCTTTGTCCAGTTCACAATTTGCAACACACAGAGAAGCAAAAGCAGTAGAAAAATCCTTTATATGTTCATTATCCCGCTTCTCACTTGTGTTAATATGTTCAGATGGAATCTCTATATTATCTATCTTAATTTCTTTTTCTGAAACAGTTTTTCTTTCGACATCCAATTTGTTTAAGTCTTCGACAAGAGTTTTGCACTCATGTTCAAGAACAGCATTGGCACGATCGGTTAGAGATTTTTCTTTTGCAAGATGATATATACAATTATCAAATTGCAAAGTGTCAGTGTCTTTTTTCTTGTCTTTTTTTATCAAATATGAGAATAGATATGTTAACCCGCCAAAAAATGCTATATTTATTATGAATAAGAATATAGTACCAATTATACCATTTTCTTTCACATACTTTGTCCAGTTTGCAAAAAAATTAATCGTCTGAAAGAGCGTTAATATTCCAAATAAAATTTCCGCCAATACAAGCAATGTAATTTTAAAACCAGGAGAATCATGTTGGCCAGAAGATTTCTCTAAATTCTTTTGAAAAGTATAGAGCTTTTTTCGCCTGTTTTTCTTCCTAAGTTCTTTCTTGCGCTTTTTAGCACGTTTCTTCTGCATTTTTCGGTTGTACGCAGTTCTTGTTACAGCACGTTTTATGTAATGATATTGGCTCGGACGCATTTCAACAGCTCCTTATTATCTTTTTAAGAAGTATATAGTATGCTATGATTATATTCTATTAAGTATTTTTCTTTTCTTTTCTTCGAATTCTTTCTTATTGATTGCTCCACAGTCAAGAAGTTCTTTTAATGCTTTTAGCTGATTTAGATCATTTTCAACTTCTGCGGTAGATTCTGGTTTGTCGCTTATCTTTTTGTTTAGAAAATCCATAAATTCTTTATATCTTTTTTTGTAATCTTTTCCTATAACCGAAAGAAGTAAAGAATTTGGATCATTTTTAACCGTCTTCTTCCATCCTTTGTCCATCCATTTTATTTGCTTGGCCTGTTCTCCCGGAATTATAAATTGTATATATCCAGGCCCCCACCAAACACTTGGTTCCTTGCATGTTATACCGCTAATGTTTTGATAATAGAATTTTCTCCCTTGTTTTCGAGAATCTGTTACATACATAGGAATAATTTCTACATATTCATCACAAGCAACAAGTTTCCCGAAAAAGCTATCTAATTCCAAGACCTTTTTATTCTGCATATAAGTACCTCCGCATACATAGTATGCTATCTTCTTAATACCGCAATCACAACTCCAAACCTTACCCATTGTTCCATGTCTTCAAAACTATTTGGATCAACTTCTATGACATCACCGAAGCCGTTGATCGGGACTAACTTTATCTTACCTCTCTGCACATACCGCCTTATATACGCACGTCCTGTTTCTTTATGTATAATAATCACGGTATCACCGTTTCTTGGCACTCTTTTGGATATGCAGATGATATCACCCTTTACATATACAGGGAGCAAGTGGTTGCTCGTTATCTTTATGCCACAATGTAATGTCTCACCGTACTTTTTTATGTATTCCGGGCAGTATATCCGTTCTTCGTGTGAAGAATCCAATATCATACCGTCAGCCATCTCACCAGTGGGGCATAGAACATCCAACATGTTTTCGGGATCTGTTTCCAACACTTTCATAGAGATTTCATAATCCATCTTACCAAGAATATACGCACGTTGTCTGTCGGTCAATTGCCTGTACTTTCCCAATACCTCGTATTCCTTAGAAGAATACCCTAAGAGATCAGGGATAGATTTATGAGTTAGTTCCGACAACCTTAGTGCTAAGAAAACGTCAAGATTATTAGTCTTCCGTGAAACGATGTTTTTGTATGTGGACACAGACACACCCAGCATCTTAGAAAAGAGAACTTGCGTAAAATCAAGGTTTTTCCGCTCTTCTTCGATGTTATGTGCGAAGTTATCCAACATTTCATTTTTCGTTAGCATTATGTCACATCCTGTCGAAAAGGCTAATATCTTGGCTATTTTTCATTATTTTTATATGAAAAATATGATATTTTAGCCAACATCTTGACTATAGTTTCGAGTTATAATTTATTTAAGTATTACAATGTATCATTATAAAACAAAAATGGCACTTGTCAAGCCATTGATAGGAGGTAATCTAATGGGAAAGGACGAAATGAACAGCAAGAGCAACAAAACATGGACTGATACCTACGAAAACGAAATCAAGCGGATGATAAAAGGCATCCGTGACCCTCGCCTAATGCGGTACATCTATCTTGTGGTAAAAGATGCTATCAGTGAAAGCATTGACAGATAACAAACATATGTTCTATAATGTAAGTAATCGCTACTGGAATGACGTGTCGGGATATTGGAGGGATTTATGTGGACGAAGAAAAACGCAAAGAAGAACTTGTTAAAATGATAGAAAGCATAAAAGATGCAGATACAATCAAGTATCTGCATACATTCATAAAAACTTTTTTGGAAGAGTGGGGTTAATCCTCGCTCTTTCTTTTTAACATTGAATCGACCATATCAATAATAATTTTTCTGTCTCTTTCGGTTAGAAGAGCTATCTTTTTTAGAAGTTTAGCGTCTTGCTCTGCTAAACTTTCTGGCGGTGCGTCCATTTTTTTCATTGGTACATCAAACCCCATAAGCCATAACGGCTCAACTTTTAGCACCTTTGCCATTTTCCCACTACTTATGTTCGATGGCGCATGCATACCGCTTAAATATTGGCTGATAGAAGCTTTTGAGACTTCACTTTTCTCGGCTAATTCCTGTGGTATCATATTATTGTTATCCAAGGCTTTTTTTAGTCGTTTCGCTGTGATTTCATTCTTCATTTGTATACCTCCTTTCTTCTATATGGTAACATAACAAAGTTAAACTTTCAACACTAAAAGTTTAATTATTTTAAACTAAAGTGTTGACAAAATAGTTAAATGGCGTTAAACTATAGTCAGAAACAAACGAAAGGAGGAAAACAAATGCCTTACACTTATAACAAACTTAGAGGTAGAATTATTGAAAAATATGGTTCGCAGTCAGCTTTTGCCGATGAAATCGGAAGAAGCCAAGTATCTGTATCAAGAAAGTTGCAGTGTAAATCCGAATTTTCACAAGAAGATATGAACACATGGGCGAGATTCCTTGACATTGGGTTAAGTGAATATGGGGTATATTTTTTTACCTAATAGTTTAACATCGTTAAACTATGATTTGGTATTAGGAGGTAAAAAGTGAATACAGGAGGTGATAGCGTGGAATACAGTCCATTAGGCAATGGAAAGCCAATATCCCAGAAAGTGAGCGGTAATTGTGTAGAAACTATTTTTGAAAGAACGAACGGATTGAAGTCAGAATACGATATTTACGTAAACTGGATGAATCCGAATCAGTTAGCAGAAGTTTCATTTCAGTTGCCTTTCCACGATTGGCAGAGACTTGAAAAGTCTGAGGTTTGGAAAAATCTGGATGAATTTCTGACGGGAGTTCAAATCGAATATATTCCGAAGTACCACCGAGCCCCACCAATTGTAGCGGAAAAGGTTGTGTATAGAAGTCTGTTAGGTTCTTTAATCGCATTCGTTCGTGATAAATTGACTCGCCAATAGCACGCTCTTTTGAGCATGAGTAATGGACACCATCATACAAGTAAGAGATATTCACGATTGATATAGCGATTCTGGAATGATTGATGATTTCGAAGTGAACGATCAGTTCATTATCATCTTTCAGCTTGAAGCCGATAGGAATAAATTCTATCTTTCTCCGAGATTGAAACAAGTTCCATGCGGTTCCGACAGCACCGAAAACTGCGATAGCAAAAGTTACATTTTCTCTTGTGAATAATTCTTGCATGAAATTAAAAATTGCGTGCATTATACAACCTCTTTTCTTTTGGTATTTGAAAAATTATAACACAAAAAGGGGTGATAACAAAGATGATAACTGCATCGGTTATTTGCACGGTATACGGGATAACTGCATTGATTGTGGCGTTTGTCGTAACAGAAATCGAAAAACCGTTCTGGTTGTTCTTGAGAGTGCCATATTTGACTTGCAGTTCACAGATGTCAATAAATCTGGCAATGGCATTACTTCTGTTTTACTACATTGGACAAGTCAATGCATAACATAAATTGAATACAGGGAGGTGACAACATGGAACAGGACAAACTTTTAAAAGTAGATAAAACCATTGAAAAACTGTGTGACTTTTTGCAGAAAGAAACAGAACGTGCTGCATCTATTTATGAAAGTCAGGAATTGGCCGAAATGACAAGAGCTCTGGCTGAGCTGATGTCTGCCAGAGCAAAGTTTAATTAGTTTTCCTTTTCACTTTTCTGAATTACTCGGCATGGCAGTGCCTGTATGAATAGTATAGGAGAATCCAGAAGAAAAGACAACATGCAATGGAAGAGCCAAGAGTTGAGAGGCTATGGAGCTGAAATGTTAAGCACTGAATGTAACTGAGATGGAAGCGAATGGCAGGGATGTGAAAAGAAATGATATGGCTTTGTGACGCTTAGCACGGATAAGAAAAGTAGCAGATCAGCATGAACAGACACGAAAAGATAAGGAATTGAAGAGAGAAGCTCTGAAACGGAATAGCATGGAATAGCCTTGAAAAGGAAAGGCGATGCTTTGAATCGGAAAAGCTGAGCACAGTTTCGACAAGAAAAGGAAGAGCGTAGAGTAGCAAAGCAACCAAAACAAATTGAAAAGGAGAAAACAGTATCATGAAAGAACTGAAAGTAAGAATTACGTTCACTGAGGAAGTATTAGGTTCTCAGTGTGCGGATAAGGAGATTCACCGGACTTATATCGCATCAAAGGCACCGGACGCACCGTCCCGTGAGGACGAAGTAGCAACACTTGGTGTGGATGCAGTAGAAGAGAAATCAATGACGATTTTTCACAAAAGCGAAGACGGAAAGCCGTTCGTATATGACTACCAGGTAAAAGGAATGTTCAAAGATTCATGCGGAATGCTTCGCAAAGTCAAGGGTAGTGAATCATCAAAAATAAAATCGTACAAAAAGGAGATTGACGGTCTTATTTTTGTGAAAGAGCGCAAAATTCCACTGATTTTTGACGGGGATATGGGAACGTGTCAGAGACCGCTCCGGGCAAACACACCACAGGGAGAAAGAATATCCCTTGCATGTTCAGAGACCGTTCCGGTTGGCACAACAATGGAATTTACAGTTCAGTGCATGGTAGACAGTCATGTAAAACTCATAAAAGAATGGCTTGACTACGGAGAATTGAGAGGGTTTTCACAGTGGCGAAACTCAGGTAAAGGACGCTATGTTTGGGACGAACTGGACAAAAACGGGAACATCATTGGCGGTAATAACGTACATAAAAATGTGAAAAAAACAGGTACGAAAGGCAGTAAAAAAGCCTAAAAATATTTATTTTTCAATGTATTCAAATTATTGGAAAGGTAAATGTGAAAATGGTAGTTGATTTTTGGTCAAATCGCAAGCCACTTAGCAAGCCACAACCCTTGAAAAATAAGGGGAAAACGGCAACTGGTCGCAAGCCAAATGACACTCAGATAACAATCAATTGACAAGCCAAAATTAAAGAAATTTTCAAAAAATCGAAAATTTTGACAAGCCAGTTGACAAGCAAATGACAAGCTAAAACCCTTGAAAAATAAGGCAAAACTGCTTGTCAAGTGAAAACGGTTAGCAAGCCACATAACAATCAATTAACAATCAATTCGCAAGCCAGTTGACAACAATAGAAGAATATAAAGAAGAATAAGAATAAAAAGAATATATATATATATGTCAGACACAATCGGTCTGACGATAAAAGGGACATAAAAAGTGCCCCGCTGGTACTGGCATACCAGACAGGGCGGTGTACCGCTAAAGAACACTTAGCGAATACAGGTTAATTATAACACATTCTCCTGTAATTCGCAAATCTGAAGAACAGGAGGAAGCACACATGACAATGGCAACAGAGATTATCCGTAAGCTGAAAAGAAAAATAATCTTTTGGCGTTGCTTATGGTTTGTCACATTCATCGCAATGCTGATACTTATGATCGGGTAGGAGGTAGAGAGCATGGAAGACAAGCTTAACTACTACAGGATAGCACTTGTGATAACGCTATACGCATTGGCGGTTATGATAGCCGGATGTGTATAAAAAAAGAGTGCCGATGGATAAAATCCAATCAAGCACTCAGAAAAGTATTCAAGAAAATTATAACACATGAAAGGAGATCTGAACATGGGAGAAGAGAAAAAAGATAGCTTAGAGAGCGTAATGGATGCGGTAGCAGATGTTGTTGAAGATTACGTAGAAGTTGTTGAGGAATATGCCTACCTGAAAGCGCAACTGGACACACTGAAAAGATATGTCTGCAAAAACATCTATATTGAGCGAGACATGATTTTAAAACTGATGGGGTGGGATGAAGATGGAAAGCATTAAAGGCTATGACCATTGGAAGACCATACCGCCGGAGCCGGAAGAAGAAAAACAGGAATACTGCACATGCTGTGGAAGACCTGTATACAGTGGTGACAGCTTATACACATTTGACGGACAGACACTATGTGAAGAATGCGTGAAAGAGATCACAGGAGGGAAAGAAGATGGCAGAGATATGGATGATCTGCAAACCGGACTTAGAATACCGTATCGGGGCATATGCCTATGAAACAGATATGGACAAGGCTTATGTGCATAAGCTTGCCGACAAGGTGGCAGAAAAAAACAAGTGCAAAACAATCGTGAAAGTACTTTAGGAGGTAAACGAAATGCAAAAATTGGAATTGACCATAAATCAGACGATGGGAGTTATAACCGGAAACTTTGAGGACATTAAGAAATCTCTTGAAACAGAGATGGCAGTGTATGAGACAAAGCAGTTTGCAGAAGAGGACAAGCAGAAAGCCAAAGGAGATCTGGCAGACCTTAGAAAGCTGAGAAAGGCAGTGAACGACCGCAAGGTTGAAGTGAAGAAAGAGTACATGAAGCCTTACGAAGTGTTTGAGGGCAAGGTGAAAGAGCTGATCGGAGTGATTGATAAACCTATCGCACTGATTGACGGACAGGTGAAAGAGTTTGAAGCGAAGCGTGTGGAAGAGAAAAAAGCAGAAATCCAGAACCTGTACAACGAATTGGTGGAAGAAGAACTGCATGACTACATGCCGTTGGAAAAAATCTACGGTGAAAAGTGGACAAATGCATCCACCACGATGAAATCTATCCGGGAAGAGATAAACCTAAAGGTTATGCAGACCAGACAGGATATTGCAACCATTAAGGCCATGAAGTCCGAAAAAGAGGAACAGGCGTTGAACCTGTACATGGAGAACAATAACCTTGCTCTTGCTATCCAGATGATTAACCGCTACGAACAGGAAAAAGCAGAAATCTTACGGAGAAAAGAGAAAGAGGAACAGGAAAGACGTGATCGTGAACTCGAAAGAGAACGTGAGAGGGTAAGAGAAGAAGAACGTGACAGAATCCGTGAAGAGGAAAGACTTAAGGCAGAAGCAGAACAGAAAGCCATCGACAAGATCAAGGCGGTGGACGAAGTGAAAGCAGCGGAACTCACAACGGAAGATTCGAAGACAGTAGTATTTACGGTTAAGGCTACGGATGCCGAACTGGAAGAAATTGAGATGGCATTAACTTCTCTCGGTGTCTACTTTGAAAGGAAAGATGTGTAATGGCAGAAGAAAAGAAAGAGCAGAAGACAGAACAGGATAAGTGCAAACTTGGCATAAGGGAAAAACTTTCTGAGATTCAGACGAAAATGAATGTCCCGAAAGACAAGCACAGCAATTACGGTGGCTATGACTATCGGAGCGCTGAAAGTATTCTGAACGAATTCAAAAAATACGCCAGAGAATACAATTCATCACTTTTACTGAGAGATGAAGTTGTAGAAATAGCCGGGAGAGTATACGTGAAGTCAGTAGCAACTTTCATCGATTGCGAAAACGGAGAGGAAATATCTACTACGGGATATGCGAGAGAGCCAGAGAGCAAGCCGAAGATGGATGAATCACAGGTTACGGGATCCGCATCAAGCTACGCCAGAAAGTACGCCATGAACGCATTATTTCTTCTGGATGATGTAAAGGATCCTGACACGAACGAATACGCACAGCAGACGGGAGCCGATAAAAAGAGCGGTGGAAAGAAAGAACAGAAAGCCAATGACGGAAAGATTACACAAGGACAGATAAAAGAACTTCGAAAGATATTTGAAAAAAACAAAATTGATGAAGTGAAGGCTATAGCCGGATACAGTGCACAGAAGATTGAAGATCTGACACAACAGCAGTACGGGTGGTTCCGTGATAATCAGGAAGAAGCCAGAAAGATGTTTGGTGTGTAAATGGACTATACAGGGACTTTTGATAGCTTAGCGGTGGATTTTGCCACCAATAAGCAAAAAGCCAGTCTGACGATAAACGAAGACGCAAGACAGGCATTTGAGAACCTTAGAGGTAAGCAGATTACAATAACGATTAAGGCATACAAGAAAAAAAGAAGTCTCGATGCAAACTCTTACTTTCATGTACTGGTTGGAAAGATTGCAGATGCGACCGGGAACAGCAAGGTGTACATAAAGAATAAGCTAATAGCGGAATACGGACAGTATGAAACCATTAACGGTGCATTAGTTCCGCTCCCGTTGGATGATGATATAGACGCATACAATGTGGAGTTTGTTCATCTGCAACCTACATCTAAGACAACCACTAACCAGAAAGGAAAAGTATTCCGGGTGAATCTGGTAATGCGAGGTTCGCATACTTACGATACCGATGAAATGTCAAAACTGATTGACGGGACTGTGTACGAAGCGAAAGAACTTGGAATAGAGACTATGACACAGAACCAAATCAGCGAAATGAAAGAAAGATGGGGTGTGAAGATTGGCGAAAAGACTTAAAAGTGTATTCACTGACGATATGGAACACTGCTACTTTACGGGAAGTCCAAACTGCCACAGACACCACATTTTCTATGGTCCGTACAGAAAAAAATCGGAAGAATACGGGTTTGTGATTCCGTTAGCACCACATTTACACGAATTTACACCAGAAAGTGTACACGGGAACCCAAACAAGGGATTGGACTTAGAACTTAAGCAGATGGCACAGAGATATTTTGAAGAACACTACGGAACAAGAGAAGAGTTCATACAGGTGTTCGGAAAGAACAGGTTGTAACTAAATAAATATAGATTCATGTGGCAAAAGGAACTATTAACAGGTTCTAACGCATATCATCTCATCCATTCGATATGCACAGCACAAGATATTGTATCACGGCCGGAGAAGCCACACTCCGGCAGAAAGGAGAAAAGCGGTGGGAAAGAATAGAGAGACGGCAGAAAGCTATTTTATCCGAATATCAGATGGGCATAGGAATGCAATACAAAGACCAGCAGACCCAAATGTGGATAGAATTTTACGGAGAATGATAGAAAAAGCAAACTGTGATGGCGATTGCATCGTAAATACAGGAAAGGGGATATTCAGACCAATACCGAGTGACCCAATAGACACAAGTATGTATCACGAATATGTCAATAAAGATTTATCAAGGGCGAGGGCGACACTTAAAAAAAGAAAATGTATGTCACAGACATTCAAAAGTTGGAAAGATGCGGGGGAATACAATGCATTACATACTAATCATAAAAGGGAAACTGAACAACATGAATGATTATATCCGGGCACTGAATACTAACAGGTACAAGGGTGCGGATATGAAGAAAGATAATGAATCCCGTGTCATACAAGCTATATATGAGCAATTTGGAAGATTGCGAATAACAAGAAAGGTACGGATGCATTACCGATGGTATGAACCGGATAAGAGACGAGATTTGGATAATGTGAGTGCATTTGGGCGAAAGTGTATCCAAGATGCATTAGTAGATACCAAAGTCTTACAGGACGATGGATGGAAAAATATAGTGGGATTCACGGATGAATTCTATGTTGATAAGAAAAATCCGAGAATTGAGGTGGATATTGAAGAGGTGTGAGCGAGAATTACATAAAACTTAGCAGAAAAATACTGGACTGGGACTGGTATACAGACGTAAATACATGCCATCTGTTCTTGCACATGCTATTAAAAGCGAATTGGAAAGACGCAAGCTATCGTGGCGAAGAGATAAAAAAAGGATCATTTGTTGCATCGATAGACAAATTGGCAAAAGGAACAGGAATGAGCGAAAGCAAGGTAAAGACAGCATTAAAGCACCTGGAAAAGACGGGAGAAATCACATGCAAAAGTACCAACCGATATACCGTATACACGGTGAATAACTACGCAAGATACCAGACTGAACAGAAGAATGAAAAAAAAGATAAGCCGATAAGACAGAAAGAAAAGCCGGAGAAAGACGATGGATCCGTTGAAGCTGTCATAAAAGCTTGGAATGATTTGGAAAGCTACGGGATAAAACCTGTAAAGAAGATAGAAAAGACTTCCAAAAGATATAAGAATTTGCAAGCGAGGTTAGAAAGCAACGGATTGGAAGAAGTCTTGAAAGCTGTGGATAACGTGAAGAAAAGCAAGTACTTACAAGGGAAAGTGAAGAACTGGAAGATAACATTCGACTGGTTTGTACTCCCGAACAACTTCACGAAAGTGTCTGAGGGACAGTACGAGGATAGCGGAAAAGAGAAAAAAGGATTTAATAATTTCGATGGCCGGAACTATGACATGAATGATTTAGAGAGAAAGCTTATTACATAGGAGGAAGAATATGGCAAAACCGGATGGATGCACTTATCCAAACTGTTTTATCTGTCCTTTGGCAGACTGTAGTTGGGCGAGTGCTAAAGCTGAATTACCTGGAGAAACAAAGAAAAAGCGGAGAATAGTAAGACGTAGCAAAAAGAACGATGTTCGGAGGTGACTTTGTGACACGACAGGAACAGGCTATTGAGAATTTTAAACGGAAGTCACATTATGCGGATCCGTTTGAATACTTAAAGCAGAAGAAACAGGAGGAAAGTAAAAATGAGCAAAAGTAATGTATTGGAATTAGCAAAGAAATTAGTAGCAGCTATCGAGAAAGAAGACCAGAAAAACAAAGTGATGCTGAAAGATATTCCGATTGGTGGGAAGTTTGCTACAGGCATCGGAAGATTCATTGTACTGGAACAGAAAGAAGATTCCACTGTAGTTATTACAGAAGGCTTATATCGCGAAAATGTGAAATTTGATGATGATTGTACGGAATACAGGAAATCATTATTAAGAGAACTGTGCGAAGGCGAAATTCTCAATGAGTTTTCTGATGAATTCGGAGAAGAAAATATTTGTACAAATGAAGCCGGATTAGTAACAGTTGATGGACAGGAAGTATTTGGAAAACTCTTGACAAAAGTAAGACCTCTGACATTTGACGAAGCACGTGAATACAATGATCTGCTTGTAAACAAAGACCTCCCGGATTGGTACTGGACTTGCACATCTTGGAGTACGAAAGAAAGAGGATGGAAGTGTTCAGTAGCGGTTGTTTCTCCGTCCGGTTGCATCGACTACATTAGCTGCAGCGACAGTCTCGGGGTGCGCCCATTTTGTATATTAAAATCTAATATCTTTGTATCCAAAGTTGAGGAGGAGTAAAACATGATGACGTTAAAAGAATTCGGAGAAAACCTTAAAAATCTTAATGAAGTTTTTGAACAGTTAAGAAAAAAATATCAGCCGGAAATCGGAAAGACAATTGAGGTTGCCGGTATTAAGTGGCTGGTGTTGGACAAGCTTGAAAAAGGATATTTTGCAATTTCGGAAGATTTTTACGGAGGAGACAGAGAGTTTGATGATAATTGCAACGATTGGAAATCCAGTGATTTGAGAAATGAGTTAAACACTGATCTCCGCAAAAAGATTGAAAGTGAATTAGGGGCAGATTCACTGGTCGAGTTTGAACGCAATTTACTTTCGTTAGATGGTCAGACGGAATATGGAACTTGCAGAGATTATGTTTCGCTTATTTCCGTGGATGAATACCGGAAGTATAGAGAGTTCCTGCCGAATAGGGGTAAATGGTGGTGGACACTTACACCAGACAGCACGGCTTGTAATAATGATGACACCTTTGTTCGGGTTGTTTCTCCGTCCGGTAGCATCCACTACGGTCGCTACTACTACTGTGGCGGGGTGCGCCCAGTTTGTATCTTTTCCTCTTCAATCTTTGAATCTTGTGAGGAAGATGATGATTAATGGCAGAGAATGATCTGAAAGTAATTCAAAAGGCGAAGGAACTGGCCACACATACATTGAAAGTGACTAGCAATGCCAACCGATATCCAAAAAAATATAGATTTTCACTTGTTGATAAAATGCAGAATAAGTCAATGGAAATCTATGAAATGCTCTTTGAAGCGAATAGAACGGATATCAAGAATTATAAAAGAGATCGACTTGAAATGCAGACGAAAGCAATTACGTATTGCGATGAACTACTTTTCTACATAGAGATGTCCTATGAGCTAAATATCATCAGTGAAAAAAGCGTGGAATATTGGTCAAAGTTGGTATCTGATGTAAAACATATGGCTATTGCATGGAGAACTAAAGACCGGCAAAGATAAATACACTTTAGGTTCGTTTCCGTTAAGCGGTTGTTTCTCCGTCCGGTAACATCAACAACAATAACTACAACAACAGTAACGGGGTGCGCCCATTCTGTATAACAGGGAGTCAGAGTAGGCATCAAGCCGAAATCGGGAAAGATACAAAAAGGAAACGGACCGTCCTCATAGAGGTAAATATAAAGGAGTACCAATGGATAGAGAAATTGTCACGGATTATGGGAATCTGTATTACGCTTATCGAAAAGCTAAGTCTGGCAAGAAATTTAATAGCAGCACTGCAAGATTTTCTAATGTCGCTTTAGACGGAATCAATATCCTAAAAGAGCAGTTAGAGAATCAGACATATACAGTTGCTCCGTATAACCGGTTCGAAATATATGAGCCGAAACAAAGAGTAATTGAATCATGTTCATTTAAAGATAAGGTAGTGCAACACATACTCTGTGACAACATTCTGCATCCAAAATTGAAGAATGTATTTATAAAATACAATTCTGCCGGACAAATAGGAAAAGGAACACTGTATGCATTAGATGGATTAAGGGACCACATGGAATCATTCTATCAGAGACATGGCGTAGACGGATGGATATTGAAATGCGATATAAGACATTTCTTTTACGAAATTGACCATGAAATACTGAAAGATATTGTAGATTATTTCTTCCCAGACCCGTACACAACATGGCTGAATCATACACTGATTGATAGTAGCAAGAATCCAGGTTTACCACTTGGCAATCAAGCCGGACAGGTATATGCACTGCTTATGGTCCATGCAGTAGATTGTATGGCAACCGGCGAGCTTGGAATTACTGAATATGGAAGATATATGGACGATTTCTACTTGATTCATCAAGATAAGGAATATTTGAAATGGTGTTTGGAATGCATCAAAGAAATGCTAAAAACACTTGGACTTGAATTGAACGGAAAGACACAGATCATACCGTTTAGAAAAGGAATGCGATATTTAGGGTTCCATCATTATATGACGGCCGATGGGAAATATATTCGGAAGCTGACAGGAGAGAATAAGCGGAAGAACAAAAAGAAATTCCGAAAATTGGTGAAAGACGTGAAAGCTTGGAAACTCACGGAAGAAAAATTCTATGAGAAATATAATTCATGGAAGAACCATGCATTGCATGGAAATTGTATTAAGTTGGTTCATAGTATGGATCTGTATATAGAGGAATTGATGAAAGAGGTGACATAGTGACACGACAGGAACAGGAAGATCAGGAACAGGAACAATATCTTGCAGAGTGGTCTAAAAAGCAGAAAGAGAAACGAGAAAAGAAGAAACGAAAGTTTTGGTTTAGGAGGGATAGAAAGTGAATAAAAAAGAAGTATTGGAAATCAGAAAACAGTTCACACCGGAGAATTGTGCGATCACCCGTATAGCCGGATGCTACGTGGATGGAGAAAAAGAGAAACGCATGGAAAGAGAAGAAGCGTTTCTTTCACTGCCGGAAGAACAGGCATTTAAGTATTTTGATATTTTCAAGAAGACCTTATCTGGGAAAATCGGAAAGAACTTGTTGAACCTGGAATACAAGCCGAAAGAAAGTAGGAGCAGTGACCCAGAGGGCGAAGAACATGAACTGTTAATGAATCTGAGAGAAAGCAAACTGAGAGACCCGGCATTACTGGACGAATTCTATGAAAAGATTCTTACGTCTTATGACTGTGCTGAGAATTACTACATCATACTTATCCATGCAGTATATGACGTACCGGGAAAGACATCGGACGGAGAAATGTTGGAAGATGCATCTGAGGAAGTATACGATTTCATTCTTTGTTGCATCTGCCCAGTGAAGCTTTCAAAAGCCGGTCTTACTTACAATGGGAAAGATGAACGGATGGAAGAGAGAACCCGTGATTGGGTAGTAGATATGCCGGACAAAGGATTTCTATTCCCGGCATTTAACGACAGACAGACGGATGTACATAGTGTACTCTATTACACCCGGAAGTCTGCCGAGGTACAAGAAGAAATGGTTCGTGAGCTACTTGGAATTGATTTGGTGGTATCTGCAGATGAAGAGAAAGATAAATTCGGTAAGTTGTTAAGGGATGTATTTGGAGAAGATGCAGACTGTAAGATTGTGAAAGACATCTATGAGGGCATTAGCGAAGAGATGGAACGCCATGCAGAAGACCCGGAGCCGTACAAAATTGATAGGAACGAACTGAAAAAGATATTCTGTAACAGCAGTGTACCGGATGAAAAGATGGAAATGTTCGAGGGTGCTTACCGGGAGAACATCGGGAATGTGCCTGTTATGGCAAGTAACATTTGCGACAACAAGGTGGTTAATATCCAGGTTCCAGAGGGGAAGATAACTATCGATGCAGATTCCATCAGCAATTTAGAAATCAAGGAAGTTGACGGAAGAAAATGCATGGTACTGCCAGTAGATTATGTAGAAGTTAACGGAATTTCAACGAAAGCGTAGGTGAGGAAGATGAAATATAAGGTTGGAGACAAGGTAAGAGTAAAAGAAAACTTACCTTTGTATATGAAAGCTCACTGTGTATCTACTTTTAGTCCAGAAACATTGAAGTATAACGGAATGATAGTTACGGTTAGTGAAGTGAAAAAAGATCAATACAAAATTGAAGAGGATAACGGCTTTTACGATTGGTATGAAGATATGCTTGAACCAGTAGAAGAAATGAGTGCGGAAGAAGCAACTAAGATTTTAGGTAAAATTTGTTGTGAAAGCGAAGTCTGTGCTGAATGTCCTATTAGTGAAGCAAAAGGGAAAATGCCGTGTCAAAACTTCCGAAGAGATAAAGAAGGAGAAGTACTTGAAATCCTCAAACAGTGGAAAGCAGACCATGAGAAAAAAAGAAGTTGAGGTTGAGTTTGCGTGGTATGCAGTAATCAAGGATGAAAAAGGAAGTATAGTACATGAAGAACGCATTGAATCCCCATTAGGTTCAAACAAAGAATATTCGGAAAATAATAAAGAGATTCTTGCAAAATACTGTTCCGAACATAACGGTAAATTCTATGAATTAACTGAGAGAAGATGTGTAGTAAAGGAGTAACTATGAACACAGGAGAAAATGAGGTGAAGTGACATGAAAATCAGAGAGTTAGCCGAATATTGCAATTCAATAGAAATTGACTGTGACAAATGTGAGCACAAAGAACTGTGTGATGGACTGCAATACAAACTGGAAGATATTTCACCACTTGGCTTAATTGATCTTGTAGATGAAAATACAGAGTTGGATTAAAACAAACAGAAAGGAGTACGGAGCTCCGGCCGGGCAAAGATATATCGGCTCCTTTCGAGAAGCGAACTGTCCGTATCTTAAGGTCGGCGAGAGAGTACCGAACTTGATTATAGATGATACACAGGAACAATTAAGATTTGCGTAGGTGAAGAAATGAGAATAGCACTAATTGACGTAGACGGACACAATTTTCCAAATCTGCCACTTATGAAGCTGTCGGCATGGCATAAGCAGAACGGAGATCAAGTAGAGTGGTATGATCCGCTGACTGCATGGCTAAATCCACCAGACAGGGTATATATGAGCAAGGTATTTACCTTTACACCGGATTATCCTCATCCAGTGTGTGCTGGAGAAATAATTAAGGGCGGTACAGGATACGAATATCCATCCGGTGGCAAGTCATTGCCGGACAAAATTGAACACATCTATCCAGATTACAGCCTGTATCCAGAATTATGCAGAAATATGGCATATGGATTCTTGACAAGAGGATGTCCAAGAGGTTGCGATTTCTGCATCGTGAAAGAAAAAGAGGGACAGAAAAGCCGTAAGGTAGCTGATTTGTCTGAATTCTGGAATGGTCAGAAGAATATCGTTTTGCTGGATCCAAATATGTTCGCTTGCAAGGACTGGGAAAATCTGAGCCAACAACTTATTGATAGCAAGGCTTGGATAGATTTTTCGCAAGGTTGCGACATTCGGATTATGACCAAAGAAAAAGCGGAATATATCAAGCAGATGAAGATTAAGCAGATACATTTTGCGTGGGATAGATACCAGGATAAAGACAATATAGTGCCAAAATTTAAGATGTTTCAAAAGTTAACTGGATGGAACAGAGGGAAGATGACGGTGTATGTCTTATGCGGATTTAACACAACATTGGAACAAGACCTTGACCGGATATACACACTAAGGGATTTAGGATATGCCCCATATGTGATGATTTATGACAAATACAAATTGAAGAAGCGTGATCAGCTGAAAAGAATGCAGAGATGGGTAAATTCCAGATACGCATTTATGGCGTGTGAACGGTTTGAAGATTATACAGGGTAGGTGAGAGGAATGAATATTGAATTAAAAGAGATAGACAAAGACACATTGAAAGTTGGGGATGTGGTTGGTGTTGCAAGAAAGGTCGGAGCTGGATATATATCAAGTTTTAGGCATGATCGCATCATTCCAGCAACAATTACCAGAATCACACCGAAGAGAACAAAAATTACGACAGATAAATTCGGCGACCATGACAGGCATGAAAAATTCTATGAATATAACTATAATGCCGAGAAAGAGAATGGGCTGGCAGAGGAATTTTGCCAGATAAGAGACGGAGTATATGACCTTTATGAGTTCAAAAGAAAAGGCTTAGACAGGATCAGTGATGAAGATTTGCCGGAAGTAGCGGAACACATGAAAGCAATTACAGAGATTTTGCAGAAGTACAAAGAGAAATAGAGTAGCAGCTAAAAATAGCAGCTATCGTACCTTGACAATTGAATATTGATGTAAAAGTCAGTATTCAATTGCCGGGAGAAAGGAAGAAAATTATGCATTACTGTATACATTTATTAACTAAACAATTACCTACAGAAAAGGAAATTGAAAAGATTATGGAACCATATAGTTGGGATTCGATAGACGATGAAGATACGGACGATGAGAAGAAAAAAATAGAATATCCGGTGTTTACGTGGGATTGGTATCAGATTGGTGGAAGATACAGTGCTTATCTCAAACTGAAAGTAGATGGAGAAGATTCAGAAAACAGAGAGCATTATAACTGGGGGTATTTGGAAAACAATCCAAGAAACGAAAGACTGTTCCATTCTGCACTGTTAAGCGAATTAAAAAGAAATGCAAAAGTACCATTTGCGTATACAGAAGAATCATATTTCCCGAATATGGGATACCGTGATGGATACATTCTTGTTGACGGAGCAAGACAGAAAGACATCTTGAATCTGGACGATCTCGGATGCTTTGGATGCGTTTTGCCAGACGGATCAGCGATTGCCCGAGAATCGTGGACTGGTAATGGATTTGTCGAAGATGATAAATTCGAAGAGAAATATAAGAAAGCGGTAGCTGATAACATGGATGGATTCCTTACTGTACTGGATATACATGATTGATGGAGGAGTGTTATGGGATTAACAATAAACAGCAAAAATCACAGCATTGACTTGAGCTATTCTGGATTCTACCGACTTCGTGTAAAAGTAGCGGAGTTAACTGCACCAGATATCTATGAACATTATAAAAAACTTAATGATTGGAGATATGTACTGGTTAGCAAAGGAGAGAACTTTTCCACAGAGTATGACAAGAAAATCGTGGAACTTGATGAAAAGTACGATGGAAAATATACACAGGTCCTTGAATTCTTATACACGAGCGACAGTCACGGAGAAGCTGATGCAGAACACTGCAAATCTGTATACGAAATTATAAAAGGATATGATGATGATATTATCTATGGATATCGTAGCGGTATAGAAGCTGTACTATTCAAAAATGTTAAACAGTTGATAAAAGATGGTGCGGATACAGGAACTGGGATTGAATGGTATTAAGAAAGGAGTAAATTGTGAAAACGGTATTTACTATTTGCGTGATTATTATGTTATGCGTCTATATAGCAGTGAAAGAAAGAGAGATAAAAGTAACAAAGGAAGAATCATATTTGGAAGGATTTCGAAAAGCACTAATAGAATACGGAAAACTTCCGACACGACCGATTATCTTGGACGATTCTACGGAAGATATTGATTATAAATGCTCGCACTGTGGAAAGGAATACATAGTGTCGAAAGATAATAAACCGAAATACTGTAGTGAATGCGGAAGATATATTGATTGGGATGAGGCGGTACATGGGATGCAGAATTTGGTGTGTAGTAGATAAGGAGAACACCTGTTGTTGTCTGAAATGTGAAGAATATGAACATTGTGATATGGTGTGCGATTCTCTGGACAGCTACGAATATATGGAAGAATGCCCGGATTATGTAAAGGAGAATGAAGATGAGTAGAATCGGAATCGGAGCAAATATTACACAGCCAGATGCAAAATGTATGAATTGCAAATATTGGAAGCAAGCAGGAAAAATAAGATTCGGTTACGGAATGAGTGGACAATGCTCAGCCGGATATTGCAAGAAAGATTTTCGGAAGAGAGGTAAGAAAATATGAGAATAATTAGTCAAGATGGATGTTATGATATGCCTTATGAACAAACGATGTTGACGAACATAGGAACTAAAATATACGCAGATAACTTAGCGGTTAAAGAATTACAGTTCGCTAAATATTCCACTGAAGCGAAAGCTGAAAAGGCTATGGAAATGTGTAGAAACAGGTATGCGTGGTGCAAAATGAGAAACAACGGAATGAACTCACTCACTATGGCTATGAGTTTTCGGAGAACAGATGAAATAGAACAACTTTTAGAAACGTTTGCGGAGAAAAACATTTTTCAATTCCCGGCAGATGAAGAGGTGGAATAAATGTACTGGGTAGACAGAAACACTGGCGAGATCGTATATGAAAGAGACAAAAATAAACCTCTATGGGCATATTATGAATATTTAAGGGGTTATGGGGACGGAGTTATTATAGAGAGGTACATAATAGGAGAGAACCCGCTCTGCTTGATAGATTTTGCATATTGTGTCGGCGATAAGTATGTAAACCTAAAAAGAGATTGCCATTTCAAAAATCACGGCGTGGATAGAAACAATGTTAGATTGTGCGCCATAACCGTTCCAGCTAAAGAATATGACGAGAAGATAAAAGAACTGAGTGAGAAAGGAGAATAGCATGGATAATACATATGCACCAACGGAAAATGAAGAACAGGAAAAAATAAAGGTAGAGAGCATTGATACCATAGTGACTATGCACGGAGACAAGCCATATTACGAAAATAAGTATAGAGAAGTGGGTGATAAATGCTATCACATTGGATATAGCTCTTATTATTTGGACGTTGCTCTTGAATATAAAGAGAAATATTTTGAGGTAGTAGAAAGAGAAAGCGACTGGATTCCATGCAGTGAACGGATACCGGAAGAGCCAAAAGAAAATCCGGTGTTTGATGGAAAGAGTCTTGAATTGTATCTGGTAACAACAAAATACGGAAGTAGTGACCAAGACAAAGTATATCCATTTAGAGCTTTTTGGAATGGAATTAATTTCACGGATGGATGGAGAATTTTGGATGTAATCGCTTGGATGCCGTTGCCGGAACCATACAAAGGAGAAGGGAAAGATGCAGAATAACAAAAGATTAAAGCTGTGTCCATTCTGCGGAGCGAAAGGATATATCCTTTCCAGAGAGTACCCAATAACATTAGGTGGTGGAACGGGATAGAGCAATTGAAATTGTGAAACGAGGTGGAAGAGATGAAGAATAAAGAGAAGTACGCAAGCGAGATTATTGAGATTGCTTGCAAATATGGTGCTGTTAATGAACGAACAGGAGAGTTAAAGGGTTGCAGTGAAATAATTTGTGAACATTGTTTGTTCAGAAAAAGGGGCATAAGTAGATGCAAAGAAAAAATGAAAGCATGGCTTGAATCTGAATACATCGAAAAGCCAGTGATAAGCAAGAAAGATAGAACGTTTTTGGAGTATCTTGGAAAAGATTTGAAATACATTTCGAGAGATAAAAGCGGAGCTTTGTTTGCCTATGAACGTGCAATCGAAAAAGGAAAGTATGGCTGGGTATATGATTCTGGCGTTTTTAAAAATCTCTGTGGGTTTTCCGTAGACTTCCCAACGGTCAAGTGGTCGGATGATTCACCGTGGCTTATCGAGGACTTGAAGAAGTTGGAGGTAGTGGACAGCTATGAGTAAAGAATATGATATTAAAGGATGAACTTAATGATGAATGCATTGGAAGAAAAAACAAAGGAGAAGACGGTAAAAAGAAAGAAAAACTACTATTTGGTCAAAAGTGATGTATTAGGATATGCGAAAAGGAAGGGATTGATTAATGGCCGGAGTAAGAGACAAATATCTGAGAGGGGCACATAAAGACATCTACTACATAAGCGAAGAAGATGAAAAAAAGATGTTGAACGAATGTCAGAGGATGCGTGGAAACGATCAGCTTGAATTACTGAAATGGTGTCAAAATGCGAATAATGACTTATCGGGGATATTGTTCTTTTCACTTATCACGGGAATCGGATACGACTATATAAGTAAGCGTTACTGGATACCGATTGCAAGAAAAGACTTCCAAGGATATCGGAGGAAAGTCTTAGATGAAATGTATAGGTGGATACTTTGGGGAGAACATGACGATGGAAAGATGGCAGAAAGGCTATTCGGAATAAAAAGACACAAACACGGGAATACTACCGAAAAGGAGTGATGCGGATGGTAAGAATCTATGTGAACGGAAAACAGGTGACAAAAGAAGAACTTTCCAAATATGAAATCCATAACAAGGCGGTAAAAAGGATTCTTTCAGAAAAGTTGACAAAAAATAAGTGATATTTTAGAATTGACCTTGATAGAATCTTGGTCAATTCTTTTTTAATTGAAAGGAGAATTGACATGAAAAAATTAAATGTAGGTTATATGAGAGTGTCTACAGAAGCACAGGCCGAAAAGTATGGTCTTGATGTCCAAGAAGACAAGATAAAGGAACTTGCCAAGAAAAGGGGCGTGAAGATAGCCAGATGGTATGTAGACGGGGGATATTCCGGGAGCAATATCCAAAGACCGAACATACAGAAACTTCTGGAAGATGCAGAAGCCGGAGAAATACAGGCAGTATACATCTATAAGCTTGACAGAATGAGCCGTGATGTTGTAGATACTCTTACGCTTGTGAGTAAGCTCTTACCAAAATACAATGTAGAGGTAGTATCGGCTACAGAGGATTTGCGGAATGAGACACCGATGGATCGTGTGATGCTGGGCGTTAATGCGGTCATGGGGCAGTATGAGCGTGAGGTTATCTATATGCGTACAAGAGCCGGGATGGTGGAGCGTGTAAAGCGTGGACTGTGGATGGGTGGTGGTACGATACCGTACGGATATAGGTACGACAGGAACGATGGGATATTACATATCATCCCGGAAGAAGCGGAAAAGGTAAAAGCTATCTTTCAGATGTTCCGGGACGGATATTCGTGTGATAGGATTCAAAAAATCCTCGGGATGCATTCAGAGAAGCTTGTATCGAACATTATTAGGCGAATAGCTTATGTAGGTAAAATACAATATAAAGGAAAAACATACCAAGGCTTGCATGAACCAATCATAGACGAAAAACTATTCTACGAAGTACAGGAAGAGATAAAAAAGAGATCCACAAATGCTTATGTAAGCAACAAGCATATGCTTACCGGTTTGTGTTACTGCGGAAAATGTGGCACCAAAATGCGGATGCAAAAGTGGGGAAAGTACACCAAGATAGTATGTTACTCACAGTACAAGGAAAAAGAGCATATATCTAAGACAGGGAACCCTTGCAAGAATAAAAAGGTGCGGGCAGATGTGGTAGAAAAAGAAGTAGAGGACTGCTTTAAAAGATTCATCGTTAATGTCGAAGAAAAAGAGAATGAATCCGAAAGCACCAGGAAGATGATAGAAAAAGAGATATCACTAAGCGAAGCAAAACTGAAACGCCTATACACATTGTATGCAAGCGGTAGTTCCGGTACAGATACACTTTTTGATGTTATCCAGACAGAAGAAAAAAAACTGAAAAATCTACAGGAAGAACTAAAGGCAGAAGACATCCGGGAGAAAGCTGGACGGGGAGAAAAAATAGAGAAAATAAAAGAGATGTCCAACGTGTGGGATACACTGACGGATTCCGAGAAAAACAAGGTGCTAAAAGAGTGTGTTGAAAAGGTGGTTATCACAGAAGATGACATAGACATACATTTTAGCATATATTAATAGGTACTTTCTCGTGTTCCCACCATCATCCC